AAAAAAGTCAAAGTGATTTGACTCATCGAATGGGTTAATCTTTAACCAAAGTTTTCCAGATTTAGAAAAACATTTTTCATATCTAATTTTTTTAGATATCAAAATTTTTTCATAGTCTGGACTTATGCAAGTGTTACCGATCATGCTTAATACTTGATCTTTGTATACTCTTTAGTAACTCTATCCTTAAAGAATAAAGTATTAGGGTTTTCTAAATCATTAGAATTAGTAGCATACATAAACATTAGATATCTAATATCTATGGGATTGTCTACCGTAGCATCTACTGAATCTAGAGCTAGTTTGAAAGCTAACTTAGGGTTATCAGATAACTCCAAGTTGATTGTTTTCTGGGAGTCCATAAGATGGAAGGGTGATAAATTTTCTAGGATCTTTTTATTGTTCTTTCCTTTTGTAATCTCTAAATGATTGTAGCTATCGAAATAGAACTAAATACAGTTAGAGCGAAAAGAGCAAATAGATAAAAATCATATTTTGTACATAGGGAAAAAAGTTTTCGCACGATGTACCAATTATGATTAATACCATATTGATATAATAATATCAAAATGATATTAAGTCAATGTTTATTACAAATATTACAAAGTCCGATGAGGATCGATTGTGAGAGGCAAAAATTTCTAAGGTGCTAACATACCTAAACTATATCAGAGTGCTATCACAGAGGCATAGAGCCTCATTTGAGGCATGGGGGGAGTGTTGCAGATGTAAAAATTTTTTTGTGCCAGGCGGGGAACTTAAATATATTCTCTAAATCTTCGTTACTTAGACTCAACTTTAATTGAAAGTTCAGGAGCTTGAATGTTTACTGTCTCTACAGATTCACCTATTACTTTACCTAGAGAGTCTAAAATTTGTGCTGCTGTTTGAAGCTGACCTTTTTTGATAGCTTGATTAAATAAGCGTACTCTCATTGCTTGAAGGCGAGGTAGCATATTTTCTCTATCTTTATCCCAATCTTCGGTATTCCAATGTTTTACTTTATCCCAATCCTGCCAAGCGGTGGTTTCTGAGATACCTTCAATTTTGGAATGTTCTATTACAAGTTGGCGAGTAGTTTGTCCTTGAAGTTGGCGTGAATAGAGGCGTTGGGCACGTTCTTGAACTTTTTCTGCTGTAGAGCGAGCAACAAATCTAGGTCTACCACGTTTTTTAGTTTGAGCTATTGGAGGTGTTATATCGTTAGGGAAAGTAGAAGAAGCCACGGACTTGATCTGAGAGGTGTTAATAATCGAACTATAACCTAAAAAAGCTGAATTAGGCTATAAATAGGGGGTATAAATAGAAAATTATGTTATTTTTTGGAATATGGCAGTAAAAAACGGACCAGAAATCAGTTTAAGATTTGCACAAGGGGAGGTATTTAACTGTGATAAAAGATTTCGGGTGTTGGTTGCAGGAAGAAGGTTTGGGAAATCATATTTATCCTGTATTGAACTGCTCAGAGGAGCTATCAATCGACCTGGTGAAGTATATTTCTATTGTGCTCCTACTTATAGGATGGCAAAGGATATTGCATGGAAAGAATTAAAGAGGTTAGTACCAAAAGTTTGGGTTAAGAGTAAGAATGAAACAGATTTAAGGTTAGAACTGATAAATGATTCGACTATTGAGTTGAAGGGTACAGAAAATGCGATGGCATTGAGGGGTAGAAGTTTAGCTGGCGTTGTATTGGATGAAGCAGCGTTTATGGATCGAGATGTATGGGCTGAAGTTATTAGACCTGCTTTGGCTGATAAACAGGGTTGGGCGTTATTTATTAGCACTCCTGATGGTACTGCAAGTTGGTTTTATGATATGTGGTGTTTTTGTGGTGAACAGGAATGGGATGATTGGAAGAGATGGAGTTTTACAACTATAGAAGGGGGTAATGTTGCTCCAGAAGAAGTAGAGGCAGCTAGGTCACAATTAGATGCGAGAACTTTTAGACAAGAATTTGAGGCTAGTTTTGAGAACCTTACAGGTTTGGTTGCTGTTAGCTTTAGTGATGACAATATTGATAGAGAAGTGCAAGACTTACATATGCTGCCATTGTTGTTGGGTTTAGACTTTAACGTAGATCCTATGGCTGGAATTTGTGCATATAAGCATGACAATAACCTATATGTGTTTGATGAGATCATGTTGACGGGTGGTGCTACCACTTGGGACTTTGCAGAAGAGGTTGTAAGACGGTATGGAGTTGATCGAAGAGTTATTGCCTGTCCTGATCCTACTGGTAGTGCAAGAAAGACTAGTGGGGTGGGAGTTACAGATCATACGATCTTAAGAAGGTCTGGTTTTACTGTTATGAGTCCTAAAAGTCCGTGGAAGATAAGAGATAAGATTACTGCTGTTAATACTGCTTTACTTGATGCAAATGGAGATCAAAGAACTTTTATTCATCCAAGATGTAAAGAATTGATAAAAGCATTGAGAACTCTTACATATGCACCAAATACTGGACTTCCTAATAAGAATCTAGGAGTTGACCATGCTTTTGATGCTTTTGGTTATCTTTGTCTACAACAATTTAATTTGGCAAAACCGGAGACACTCGGTCAAACTGCGTTTAGAATATATTAAGAACTACCTAATTCTTACTATGCCTTATCACACTGGGATG